TATTTAAATGATTATAATACCCTTTGATAAGAGGTCAATCTGATAATACGTTTAAATCAATAAAATGTTCTTGAAAATTCTTTTCAAAAATATTATATTGATTAAGTATATCAGAGGAAACTTTTGCAGCTTCATTTTCAAGTCCATCAGATATAATCCCCTTCATATAAGAAGGAAATTGGTTATATGATGGAAGTATAAAACTCTCATAAGGTTTCTTACACATGATGTAATTTCTAAATTCATCATAAGTAAGATTTCCATATGAGAATTTCATACTAAAATGAAAATCATATAATAAATTATAAATATGCTTTCAAGAATGATTTCTCACTCTTTTAAGTAATTTATAAGGTAATTTATCATATAATTTGGCTACAAGATCAAGTACTGTACCAGAATGTATAGGATTTCTACTTAAGTAATTAAGTATTTCTCCATATACAATAAAGGGGTTATTCCAATTTTGGAATAATCCTTTTAATGGTATACCTGAGATCTCTTTTCCATTTTTGATTCATCTCTTTGCAAATTCATATGTATCATAAGATACATGTGTTTTTGTTGGAGATATATCAACACCTCATCTTGTCATTAAGGTTATATATTTCTGTGCGACTCTATTGTTTTTAATAACAATATCATCACCTAGGAGTATATAATCCTTAAAATCCACTATTCCACACAAATGTGCGGCGTAGTGAACTACAAGATGGTGTGTAATGGTGAAGACAACTCAAGAACTGTACGCTCCCATTGGTTGACCAACGGAATATTTTAAATATTCTGTTGATTCACCAACTTGAAAATTTCTATTTATTAATAGAGATTTTCATGATTGAGCAAAATCTAAATCATTATTATAAATATATAATAATAATTTAGCTTGAAGCTCAATTGGAAAGCGATCAGTTGCACTTGATAAGTCAAGGGAAAAGAATTTCTCTTGATTAACTGATCATGAATGTTTTGGATCTTGAGTAAAGGTCCTATCACATGGAAAGTTCTTAAGTTTATTAAGAATATTCTCATGTATAGGTTTGAGGGTAAATTGTGATGTATAA